AAGCCACTTAGACAGTACAGAGTAACCCTCAGATGAGTCGTTATTAACTGTAGGGTCGCCGGTTGCAGTCAGATTATTTAAAACCCTAAAAGCATATTGGCTGTGTGGGTCAGTGGCGTCCAAGTGAGCTTGTAATCCACCATCGAGAACCACGTTCTGTGCAGATCTTGATTTTGTAACACCACCTTGTACAAGTGGAATTATCTCAGTACCATCGAGTGGATTAGCTCCGGGCAGTTCACTGATCCGAACTTCACCTAATGTTGCCATTTTTATTTCCTCGTTTAATTTACTTAAAATTATAGCGGCACCGGAGTGCCGTTATTCTATTCGTTGTCTTGTTATAACATTACCCGCCGGGGCCGACTGCGACACCAAAGACGGTGCTCGTATTGCTTGTGGGACTCCATACCTGCTGATTACCGTCTGAATCTATTTTCCTGACGGTGCTGTCAAAACTTCCGCTGTACACATTACCAGAGGAGTCAACTGCAACGGCGTAAGCAGTGCTTGTGTACCCAGTGAAGCTCCACACCTGTGCGCCACTTGAATCTATCTTTCTGACGGTGCTGTCAAAACTTCCGCTGTACACATTACCAGAGGAGTCAACTGCAATCCCCCCGACGGTGCTTGTGTGCCCAGTGAAGCTCCACACCTGTGCGCCACTTGAATCTATCTTTCTGACTGTGTCGTCTTGACTAGCACTGTACACATTACCAGAGGAGTCAACTGCAACGGCGTAAACAGTGCCTGTGTGCCCAGCGAAACTCCAGACCTGATTACCGTCAGAATCTATCTTTCTGACTGTGTCGTCTTGACTAGCACTGTACACATTACCAGAGGAGTCAACTGCAACGGCGTAAACAGTTCTTGTGTGCCCGGTGAAACTCCAGACCTGATTACCGTCAGAATCTATCTTTCTGACTGTGTCGTCTTGACTAGCACTGTACACATTACCAGAGGAGTCAACTGCAATCCCCCAGACGGATTCTGTATGACCTGTAAAACTCCACACCTGATTACCGTCAGAATCTATCTTTCTGACTGTGTCGTCTTGACTAGCACTGTACACATTACCAGAGGAGTCAACTGCAACAGCAAGCACCGCGTTTGTGTGCCCGGTGAAACTCCACACCTCAGTGCCGCTTGAGTTAATTTTATTGACTGTGGCGTCACTGCTACCGCTGAATACAAAAATCTCAACAGGATCTGGTGGGTTCAATCCACCGTACTCTGTTATTATTCTTTCATACTCTTCTGTTGTTATTTGTATTCCGTTGAGAACTATTCTCTCGTTCACCCCAATGTACGGTCTCAGGTAGACAATTTCTCTTACCTTCCCGTTGAAGTGTCCGTAAACATCCCCTACGTTAGTTGTAAAACTTCCTCCAATTCTCATATCAAAGTATCTGATATTTGTTTGACCAAACGGCCCTGTAATGGCTGCGAACCTATTTTCATTATCTATAGCGAAGTAAACACCTTCTGGTGTATAAGAAATATTTGCTACAATTGAACTTGATGTTGCTTGTGTAATAAGAGCCTCGTAACTCTCTGAAACACCCCACTCAGTTCTTAATTTCCAATAAGTATCTTCTCTGAAGAGTACAATCTTAATGCCTTGGCCTTCAATAATAAAAGCAGCTTCAGTTTCAGTTCTGTTGTCATGAGTAAGAGCAATCCGAAAAGTACCTTGGCTGTCATTTACTTCAAGACCCCAAGTATGGGTAAGAACTTCATTAGGTCCATTTATACAAAGACCTAGAGGCTCTTGTGAAGACTCCTCGTAACCAAATCTTGGTTCATCAATATCTGCTGTTTGCTCGTCACCATTTTCATCAAAGTATGTGTCTGTGTATGGTCTTGTTAGCGTGAAAACTTGTTCAAAAGATTGCGCTGTTAGTGGTTCCGCAGTAGATCCTCCTGTGCCGAATACAAACTGTTCATAAGTCTGTGCTTCAAAGCTACCAGAAAATGTGATAGGATCTTGGAAAAGAACCCCAACACCCAGAGGTCTACCTAAAAATCTATTAGCAAGTGCTATTTCATCTAGACCGGGAAAGACTGCTTTTTCAGGATCGTTGTAATCTCTTCCAATACTTATTGTAATAGATGCAGCACCTTCTGCGTAATCTGGTGGAACTTCTTCTTGATAGTCAATAGTATCAACACCAAATAAAAGTCTAACACCATCATTAAATGAAGTTATGTTTGCTTTTGTTGTGTTTTTTATGACAGTTAGTCGCAAAAGTCTTCTGTACTCTGTGTCAGTTAACTCACGAATACCAAGTAGGCTATCTTTAACACCCTTCCAAGGACCAAAAGTTCTTTCAGTGTCTGCAACTTCCTTATAAGGTGATGCACCAGTAGCACCTTGGAAACCAAAGTATCTAATGATAACACTGTCAAATAGCTGCCTAGGTTGACCAAGAATACGACCTATTACATCTAGTTGTTCGCCTTCAGCAAAGTCTAGACTTCTTTTTTGAATAATGTCTTTTATTACTAGTTGAAGTTCAACACGACCTTGGATTAAAAGTTGTAGATACCTGTTAAAGATGTCTCGGTCTTTAAACTGAGTAGTCGTAAGCTCTGTAGCTTGCGCTAGATAATCGTTTTCTTGGAAAGGGGTTTCCTCTCCTTCATAAACTGCAATAGGTGTAGAGTCAATCATGCCAGAACAACCTCAATATTACCAATCTCTATTTTTGCTACTTGATCAAAGTTAATAACAATGTTAGAGGTTCCTGAAGGACTCACAGAGTCTCCAATGAACAGTGAATTTACCTCATGACCCGGAATTGAGTTAATAGGCGTGTACAATCTGGAGTAGACAACATTCTGACCCACTGTTGACTGAGACTTGATGTAATCAAATAAGGCAGACCTTAACTGTTCTGCGCCGTTAGGTGGAAAGCTACTGTCTGTCTGTACTTCCAAACTTATATAAATATCTTGGAAAGTAGGTCTCTGGTAGTTAACTTCCTTTTGATTGTTGAAAATATCTGTGATAAGATATGTACTATTCCCAAAGGTTTTAATACCTGCTGGTCTGTTTGACCAGATAATCCTTGCAATCTCAGACTCTAGGCCACCCCGAATAAGAACCATAAATGCATGTGGGGGAATTCCTTTGGCATCAACACTAGTAGTCAGGTTCTCATAAATAATAACATCACTTACACCTGATAAGGCCCGTAGGTCGGAAGTAAGTGCCTCAAGTATGTTTGCACCTCTTACAAACTTAGACTGGTTAAACCTAGTCCTCAACTGTGTATCTGTCTCTCTTAAAGACCCAACACCCGCAGATTCAAATTGATTGATTGAATTCCAACCAAAAACTGGTGTAGATATTGTATCAATAGTTCCTGTGTTCTGCTCAATAGGTCCGGCCAGTGTTGATTGTGATGTTATTCCCTTCGTAACAGAAGAGAAAAATAACTCCGACGATACACTGTAGCTAGTTTGAGTAACAAGGTCATCAGCAATAACATTGAGAACAGCGCCGGTTACAGTAGCTGTCAGCACACTGCCGTAGTTATTGTTAACAACGTCTCTCAAACCATTTAGAATAGCGACTTCAGTTGCACCAGAACCGGCAGAAGTAAATGTAAGGTCTACAGAGTTTGTGCCATCGTTGTAGGTAATCGTGTAATCTGTTGCATCAACTACTGTCTGAATCTTAGTGGAGAAACCAACGACATTGTTTTCATCTAACACAACGTCAGTAGGTATTTCAAACCTGTTGTTTGTAAAGCTTGAGCTTACTAGGCTCCCCGCAGAAATTGTTGTATTAAAAGCTCCTACAAGTAACAGCCTTGCTGTGGAGTTTGTTGCACCACGACGAACAATACCTGACAAAGACACTAGGTTATCTAGTGCAATCCCTGAAGCAGAGTTTGGGTCAAAAGAAGAGTATACTTGCTGCAACGTCTCCCACAAGTCTGCTTCAGACGGTGTTACAAGCCCAATCAATCTACCAACAGTAGATGCGTCACTTGTGTCTAGAACTTCGTCCTCTGTAACAAGATCACTAAATATAGCGGTAGCTTCTTTCCGTAAATCTTCTCGGATTTGGCTTAGTCGTTTTATTTCTAAACCTGTTGTTGTTAGTCCTGCCATTATATGCCTACCTCTAAGTTTTGTATTTCTACTGTCTGACCTGATTTATTGCTTACTGTGAAAGACAAACTATACGTTCTGTCTGGTGAGATTGATGACTCAAATTTTAGAATGTTCTTTACATCCTTGTCACCATCAATCAATTCTCTAAATATAAGATCAACGGAACCTTTAGACCTCCCCTTCCCAAAGATCTGTTGAAAGTAAGGTGTTCCGTGGTTGGTGTCTAGAAACCATTCACCTTTGAAAGTGAGTAGCTTTATCTTTAGCCTCTGTTTAAGACTGTCACCAACACCACCAGTAATCGGGGTTGAACCATTAACGAATATGGCGTCTTGGGTATCTTCATTTAATAATATATCCATAATGATTCCTTACAATGGTGGCCCGACTGTGCCGCCTTGTGGGTCAGTGTGGGTGTGTGTTTTTAAACTAATACCATCAGCAATAACATCCCCACCAACCACACTAAGGAGTGCGTTCACAGTAAGTGGTGCATTGATAATAGTTGCACTGGTTAACATTAGTGGTGAATCAATTGTTGTTGTAGTTGCGTTGACATTAACTGTGTCTGAGTTAATTATAAAGGAACCTGATGATTCTATTGTCAGGTTGTTACACTCGATAACACCGTTATTAAACTTAGCAAAGAAATCTTGGTCAGTCCTCATTTCAATGTCACCGTTCTCTTTTAAGCGAACCTCGTTCTCTGTATTCTCACCTATGTTGTTGGTGATAACCATATCTCTAGTTGAGTGGGTCCACTTACGCTTTGCAGGATCGTTGATAGAATCTTTAAAGGGGAATAGGCCGGGGATTGCAATAGCATCCCTGATGCTAAACCTCCGCTTGTCGTCTGGTGTGTAGGTATCACTCCCTGTGGAAGCTTTGAAGGCATCTGTTGATCTCTGGGAGAACACACATAGCACTATATCACCAACGTCAATAGGGAAGGTCATAGAAGCCTTCTTGGATGCAGGGAATATTAGAGGAACGTTCAGGATTGTCGGTTGCTCGATTGTAGTGCCATCAGCTAACGACTTATTGGTTAGTGGCTGAATGTCAAGCCTCTGATCTTCCAACTCAACCCTCACTGTTGTTACACGGCAGGGGATAGCTGTATACATATCAGAAGTCTTGTAACTATAAAAGTCGTTCAGCACACTACTTAGTGTTAATTCCTTCATTGGGCAGTTTCCTCTTTAGTACCTTTTCTCTTTGAACAAACACAGGTCATAAACCAATCACT